GCATGGTTTTTGGTGTTAGTACGCCGGGCCCTAAAGATTATAGAGATGGTGCTCCAACGGCTGCAATTGGTTCTGCAAAACAAAAGATTTCAGTTCCTTCTAATAGATTAGGCGGAAGTAGTTTTGTAATGGACGACGGTGATGATAGGTTTGTAAGAGCTACTCATGCAGAAGACGGCCCGCCTATTTACAAAAATGTAAAAGAAGGTCAAGAAGGCGATAATACAATTCCTCAAAATGAATTGTTACGTTTTAGAACACGCACTGGACATCAGCTTCTATTGCATAATTCGGAAGATTTAATTTACATAGGAAACGCTAGAGGCACTACATGGATAGAAATGTCTAGCGATGGCAAAATTGATATTCACGCACAAGACAGTGTTAGTATTATGACTGAAAATGATCTTAACGTTACTGCCGAACGTGATATTAATTTAGAAGCAGGAAGAAATGTTAATATTAAAGCAACTGCACGTTACAATGATGGTAGTGCAACAGATAAAAATGATGCTCCTAGCGGCAGGGTGCAAATAGAATCTGCATATGATTACAATTTACATATTGGTGCTGATAGTAAAGTAACTATTGCAAAAGATCATCATATGAAAGTAAAGAAAAATCAATATATTGACACTGCTGGAAATATGAATATTAAATCAGTCGGTGATAATAGATTAACTACAGGTGCATATACTCATATAAGCAGCAAAAAAGAACACAGAGAAACAGCAACGTTTGTTCATATGAATGGACCAAAAGCAGCAACAGCACAAACTGCAAAAGAAGTTGATATATTAGGTACAGTAACTTTACCTCGTGTTAAACCAGGCGGCATAATTGAACCTTATGAAAGTATTTTATGTAGAGCTCCGCAACACGAACCTTGGCCACATCATGAAAATTTAGATCCTTTATCTTATAAAAAAACAGAAACTGACAGAGAAACACCTGGAGGATTACCGTCAGCTAATAGGGTACTAACTCCTGATACATTCTTTAAAAATACAGGCGGTAGGAAAGCAAGTGCATATGTTGCTGGCAGCGGCGGCCAGATTAATTCAGGTACAACTTCTCTTGCAGGAAGAAAGGATTTAAATGGAGACGAATTAGGTTTTACAGGATCAGATGATTATGCAGCAAATCCAAATTTTGAATTTAGTGAAGAATTAGGATCATTGAGTGCAAAATATGAGTCTAGAGGAGAGCCATCTGCTATTGGTTATGACAGAACTGGCGGCTGGAGTTATGGAACATATCAAATTGCTGCTAATACAGGTGCAATGGGTAATTTTATTAAGTATTGTGAACATAATTATTCCAGTTTGTATGACGGAATAAATGCATTGGGCGGAGAAAATGCAGCAAGATCAGGATCTGATACTTTTAAACAAGGTTGGCAATCTTTAATGTCCGATGCTGCTAATGCAGAAGCACAACATTCGTTTGCTGTTAAAACATACTTTGAACCTGCTGCAAAACGTATTAAACGAGCTACTGGAATTGATCCACGAGAACGTTCTAAAACGCTACAAGATGTTGTTTGGTCTACAGCTATACAACATGGAAATTCAGGATGCCAGCGTATATTTGAAAGAGCAGTTAAAACCATTGGCGCAGATACACCATCTGATAGAGCAATGGTCAAAATGGTATACTTAGAAAGGGCTGCAAGTAACGGAATGAAATATTTTGGTTCAAGTACTCCTGCTGTTAGAAGATCAGTTGTGTCTAGATTTAAAAATGAATTAGCAGATGCACTAAAAAGTTTAATAGATGAGCAAGAATCGCAAGCAGATGTAACAATAAGTCCGGATGATAATTTAGCAGAAATACCGCCAATTGGACCATTTTAATAGGGTAAATACAGTATGAGTCAATTAGAAAAAAATCTATATAAACGTGTAACAGTACAGCCAAACTCTAAAAAATCACTTGACGGTAGAACCTATAGAGGATTTTCTACAGTTTCACCTGATGCAAAAAACTTTGGATTGTACGACTATGACTTAATTAAGCAAGATTTAATAAATCATTTTCATATTAGACAGAGTGAAAAATTAAGCGATCTTACATTTGGAACTATTATATGGGATATCTTATTTGAACCGTTTACAAAAGAAGTACAAGAAGCAGTAGTTAATGATGTTACTCGTATTGTTAACTATGATCCTAGAACCAAAATAGATCAAATTATAGTTGATACATACGAGCAAGGCATACAAGTTGATATATCCCTTATATTTTTACCCTACAAAATTCAAGATCAGTTACGTTTTAGATTTGATAAAGAAAACGGTCTATTAAGTTAAAATTAAATACGCACTTTTTCTATTCAGATAAATATCATTAGTAAACAAGGAAAAGCATATGTCTGCAACTGATAGGCAGTCACGGTTATTAGTAGCTGAGGACTGGAAAAGAATTTATCAATCATATCGTAACGCTGATTTTCAATCATACGATTTTGACAATTTAAGACGCACAATGATTAATTATCTGCGTCAAAATTATCCAGAAGATTTTAACGACTATATTGAATCTAGTGAATATCTTGCACTGATTGATATGATTGCTTTCCTTGGGCAAAACCTATCATTCCGCATTGATCTAAATGCAAGAGAAAATTTTCTTGAAACAGCAGAACGTAGAGAAAGCGTCTTACGTCTAGCTCGTATGCTTGCATATAATCCAAGACGTAATCAAGCAGCTAATGGTTTGATGAAAATTAATACAATTAAGACTACAGAAAATGTTGTAGATAGTACTGGATTAAATTTAGCAGGAATTACAGTAAAATGGAATGACCAAACTAATTCAAGTTATTTTGAACAGTTTTTAAAAATAATGAATTCAGCGTTGCCTGTACAGAACTCTGTTGGTAATCCTTTAAAGTCGGCATCTATTGCCGGCGTCTCAACACAAAAATATAAATTTAATTCTACTAATACAGCTTCGGCAATTTACCCATTTACAAAAAGAATTGAAGGCGTTAACACAAGATTTGAAGTTGTAAGTACAGATATTATAGGAGATGCACTTGTTGAAGAACCTCCGCTCCCAGGCAACAACCCTGCTATGTTATTTAGAGATGACGGACAAGGTGCTGGCAGTGCTAACACAGGATTTTTTATGGCTTTCCGACAGGGAAAGTTAGACAGCGGAAAATTTTCAATTACAAATCCTACTCCAAATCAATCAATTGCTATTGATGCAGAGAATATCAATAATACTGATATTTGGTTATACGGTTTGAATTCCGGAGGATTTGAAAATGCAGCTTGGACTAAAATTGACTCAGTAGAAGGAAACAATGTTGTATATAATAGTTTGTTTAACAGTACTAGAGATGTATTTGCAGCAACAACGAGAATTGGCGATAGGATTAATCTAGTCTTTAGTGATGGCGTTTTTGGTAATTTGCCAGCAGGAGATTTTAAAGTTTATTATAGAACAAGTTCTGGAACAAGAGCAATTATTACACCTAGTGCAATAGGACTTGTACAAATAGAAATACCTTATCAAACAAGAACAGGTAGCAAAGAAACATTAACACTTGGCTTAAAATTAACATCTACTGTTAGTAACGGCACAGCAACAGAATCTAATGAAGAAATAAAAGCAAATGCTCCTGCAACTTATTATACACAAGATAGATTAGTTACAGGAGAAGATTATAATATTGGTCCTCTTGCAGTAAGTCAAGAAATTATTAAAACTAAAAGTACAAATAGAATTTCTAGCGGTATAAGTAGGTATTTTGATTTAAAGGATGCTAGTGGAAAATATTCAAACACTAGTTTATTTGTAGATGACGGAGTTATTTACAAAGAAAATTATGAAGAAAAGCAAACTTTTACTTTTTCAACACAAACAGATATCGAAGGCGCGATTTATAATATAATTGAAAAGATTATTCAGTATCCAAATAGTAAAAACTTTTATCTATCGCAATATCCAAAAATTATTGTTAGTGACTTAAATGCTTCTTGGAAAGCTGTAACAACAGAAACAAATTCTTATTCTGGAATTCTTCAAGATGTAAGTGAAAATGCATATGCTGTTGGAAGTTTTACTGCTAATAGTTTAAGATTATTAGAAACGGGTACAATGATAAAGTTTGTTCCGCCAGCAGGAAAACATTTTATGCCAAATGGCACATTAATGGACGATGATGGTAATGAACATTTAGGCAAAACAATGTATAAGTGGGTCAAAGTAATGTCAGTTACTGATGACGGCACATCAATAAATCCTGATAGCGCAGCAGGCATTATTATTAATGACTATATTGATAGTGGTGCTTTAGTTGAGCAAGTAATACCAAAATATTCCTTAAGACTAATTAATGATGTAAAAACGCAGCTTATTGATCAAGCATTTGAATTAAGAAACTTTGCATTAAGATATGACATATACGATAGACAGTGGAAAATAGTAGTAGGCGACATATCAGGTGATAATTTAGATGCTAGTTGGATGTTGTACTTTAAAACTGACGGTCAAAAATATACTGTTACATATCGACAGACAAGATATGTAATGGAAAGTGAAGATGAAATACGTTTCTTCTTTGATAATGCAGATAAAATTTATGATCCTTCTACAGGAAAAACTGTGCGTGATAAAATTGATATTCTAAATATTAATCGTAAACCAGGAGAACTAACACCGTTTACAAGAGATTATTCTTGGACAATTACAGATCAATATAAAGATAGTGAAGGATA